GGAACCAACCGCACTGCGGTCGCCGGGGAGCAGAACGACTACGCCGCCAACTTCACCGATTCCGTCGCCCTTGCTTTCAACAAGCAAGCCGTCGGCACCGTGAAGCTGATGGATCTCAAGATGGAGCAGACCGGCGCTGACGTGCATGCCCTGTGGCAAGGCACCTTCATGGTTGCCTCGATGGCCCTGGGCACCGGGATCCTGCGTCCCGATTGCGCGATCGAGATCTACACCGCCACCAGCTGACGGTCCAATATGGGGGGACTCCGGTCCCCCTTTTTTTCTGGAGGTTTCCCATGACCCTTGCTCGCACCACGTTCTTGGAAGCCGTGAACCGGGTGCTGCAGATGCTTGGTGAAGCACCGGTCAATGGCCTTGATGGGCAGTTCGGCCTGGCCCAGCAAGCGCAAGACATGCTGAACGACACCAGCCGCAAGGTCCAGTCAGAGGGCTGGTCGTTCAACACCGACTACGAGCGCCTGCTGATGCGGGACGCCGTGACGTCTGAGATCAGTGTTGGCGCCAATGTCAGCCGGGTCAAGGTCGACCCCTACTCCTACCCAGACGTCGACGTCATCCAGCGCGGGGCCAGGCTGTACGACCGGCGGGCCGGCAGCTACGAGTTTGACGAAGACCTGCGTGCTGACGTCACCTACATCCTGGAGTGGGACGAGGTGCCTGAGTACGCCCACCAATACTTCATGATCAAGGCCGGCCGTCAGTTGCAGGAAGCGATTCTGGGCTCAGCTGATCTGTCAAGGATCAACGCTGCTGCCGAAGCCGAAGCCCGTAGCCAGTTCATGGAGGAGGAGGCAACCCGGGGCGAGCACAACTGGCTGCGTGGCAATCCCAACCACACTGATGTTTTCATGACGTACAAGCCCGCCTGGGCCCTGCGCCGCTAAGTCATGCCTCTGATCAGTAGCTCTATACCCAACCTGATCAACGGGGTCAGTCAGCAACCAGCGGCCTTGCGACTGGCGTCCCAATGCGAGCAAATGGTCAACTGCATGCCCAGCCCCGTGGAAGGGCTGAAGAAGCGACCACCAGCTCAACACGTGGCCAAGCTGTTCTCGGGATCAGCTGGCTCCAGCCGCCCATTCACGACCATCGTCGACAGGGATGGCGCCATCCGGTACCTGGTTTTGATCCTGGACAACGACATCAAAGTCTTTGGCCTGGATGGTTCTGTCAAGACGGTGGCCAAGCCTGACGGCACGTCGTATCTCAACATCACTGGCGAGCCCAGTGCCGTGTTCCGAGTGGCCTCGGTGGCCGACTACACGTTCATCGTGAACCGGGAGAAGACGGTGGCCATGTCAGCAACGACGTCGCCCACCTGGGGCACCAAGAGCATGGTGTTTATCCGGTCCGCTGAGTACGCCACCACGTACAGCATCACCGTCAATTCCACCACGGTCTCGTACACGACGCTGCCAGCAGGTGGCAAACGCATCGCGTCTTCGTACACCAGGAGCGGCAGCACCGTAACGGTGACGGCTACAGCCCACGGCCTGGTCACTGGAGACCAGGTGGACATGACCATCGTTACCGGCAACGGAACGTCAGGCACGTTTACGGTCACGGTCACTGGCGTCGACACATTCACCTACACGGACACCAGCTCTGGCACCACGTCGGGCACCGCCACCATGGTGCATGAGCCGAACTACAGCCCAAGCACAGTTGAGATTGCCGACAAGTTGCACGTCGCATTGAGCGCAGCTCTTGGTGCTGGCTGGACGATCATCAACGGTGCCGGCCATTACATCGTGCGAATCACGAAGAACGACGGCACCGATTACACGTTGAGCACCACCGACACCAAGACGGGCCTGGCCACTCAGTCCATCAAGGGCACGGTGGACACCATCTCTGACCTGCCCGTCACCGCTGAGCACGGGTTCATCGTCAAGATCGCGGGGGCAGCGGCCACTGGAGCTGACGATTACTACGTGAAGTTTGTGGCCAACACGGGCTCTGGCTTTGCCCATGGCATTTGGCAAGAGACCGTGGCCCCTGCCATCCAGTACCTGTTCGATGCGACAACCATGCCGCACGTGTTGGTGCGAGAAACCGACGGCACCTTCACGTTTCGGAAGTTCACGTGGTCCGGCCGGGTGGCTGGTGACGCCATCACCGCACCGAACCCGAACTTTGTTGGGTCCACGATCCAGAACGTCAACCTGTTCCGCAACCGACTGGCGTTGTTGGCTGATGAGAACGTCATCCTGTCGGCAGCTGATGCGTACGACAGGTTCTGGCCCGAGTCCGTGCAGACCGTGGTCGACTCCGACCCCATTGATCTCAGTGCCGGCAGCAGAAAGATCAACCTGCTGACGTCGAGCCTGGCCTTTGCTGACGTGCTGCTGGTCTTCAGTCGCAACGGGCAGTTCAGGTTGAGTGGCGGCAATGCAGTTGCTGCGTCGTTGACACCCAAGACCGCGACCATCACCCAGGTGACAGCGTTTGAGATGAGCCAAGCGGTGGACCCCGTGATCGTGGGTCGCACCATGTACTTCCCTGTGCCCAGGGGCGAGTACGGCGGGCTGAGGGAGTTCTTCTTGCCGGACGCATCAGGCCCGGTGCCCACGTCGGAGGAAGTGACGGCAGCGGTGCCACGGTTCTTACCATCAGACCTGTCGAACTTGATTGCGACAGCAGCGGAGGAGGCGGTCTATGCCGTGTCCAAGAGCCAGCCCAGGCGCATCTACCTCTACAAGTTCCTGTTCCAGGGGGACAACAAGCTGCAAAGCGCCTGGAGTTACTGGGAGTTCAACGCCGGCAAGAGCGTCATTGGCATAGACCTAATCGAAAGCGATCTATATGCCGTGGTCCAGTATTCCGATGCCGTGTACTTGGAGCGCATTGTCACTCACCCGGACGCTGTGGACGCCGGCACGACGGTGGAGATGCTGTTGGACCGCAAGACCACGGAAGCCAGCTGCTCCGTGGCGTTGACGACGCCGAGTGGTCTCGATGTCCAAAGCACCATTACCCTGCCGTACCCCATCAACACCAGCACCAGCAACATGGCCGTGGTTGGCCGGTTCTTTGCTGGCAACACCCTGCAGCACGGCCAGGTCGTTCAGGTCCTGTCGTCCACTGCAGCTGGTGGAGCCGGTGGCAACGGCACCCTCACGGTCCGTGGGGACTTGACTGGCGCTGAGTTCTTCGTGGGTGAGCTGTACGACATGCTGTACGAGTTCAGCACCCAGTACCTGAAGGAGCAGCCCCCCGGTGGTGGCATGGCTGTGATTGCAGGACCCAAGCTGCAGCTCCGCACCTGGACCATGCTGTTCGACAAGTCGTCGTCGTTCAGCATCAAGGTCACCCCCCGTGGCCGGGACACCCAGACCTACCCGTACACCGGCTTTGAGATTGGGGACCAGGAGGTCAGCCTGGGTGAGCTGGCTCTCCGCACTTCCAAGTTCCGGGTGCCGGTCATGGCTCAGAACATCGAGGCCAAGATCGAGGTCGTCAGCTCCTCCCCGCTGCCCTGTCGCCTTCAGTCTGCAGAATGGGAAGGTTGGTACCACACTCGAGCTGCGCGTCTGTGACATCTGCGTACACCAGGCCCACCAGGGTTGCCGATATTCCGTATGTGGCCGAGTTCATGCGGGACGAGGACGTGGCCGAGGTGCGGGCGTTCTCTGGTCACGCTCCCCAGGAGTCCCTGCTGCACAGCTTCTTTGCCGGGGACCCCTGCATGACCATGATCGGGCGGGACGGCAGGCCCATGGGCATGTGGGGCGTCGTTCCGCAACGAGACGACTTGGGCACCATCTGGATGCTATGCACCGATGATTTGGTGCGCGATCGCCTGAACTCCATGCGGTTCCTACGGGAAGCCAGGGATCACTTGGATCGGGTGCAGCGCCGGTACAAGGTCCTTTTCAATTTCGCAGATGCCCGTAACGTGGTGCATATCAAGTGGTTGCGGTGGATGGGGTTCACCTTCATCTCGTCGCACCCCAGATTCGGAACAGAAGGTCGGCTGTTCCATGAGTTCGTGAGGATCTAGAGCTATGTGCGATCCGGTCTCCATCACCCTTGGCGTCATTAGTGCCGGCCTTGGCATTGGTCAGTCCATTGCTGGCGCCCAGGCCGCGCAGCAGCAGGTTAATTTTGCCAATGCCCAGGCCCAGCAGAACTTTGCGTTTCAGCAGATGCAAGCCAGCTCTGCCCGGAACTTTGAGCAGATGCGGGCCAATCAGCAGGAAGAGCTGATGCGGATCAATCGCTTGATGGCCGACAACGCTTACGCCAACGACATCGCCACCCTCAACTCCCGGCTGATGCAGGAGCAGGCAGCTGCCAGCCAGGAGCAACAGAAAGGCGCGATTGCTGGGACCAAGGCCCGAGGCGAGATCATTGCCTCCGGTCGCCTGGGCAACACTGTCGACAACCTGGTGGCTGACTTTTACCGGCAGCAGGCCCAGTTCGACTACGCCACCAGCCAGAACCTGGCGTTCACTGGCACCCAAGTCCAGCTCCAGAAACAAGGGGTTGCGGCTGAACGTGGATCCCGGATCGCCAGCCAGCAGCCGTACATCCAGCAGCCGGTGCTGGATCCACTGGAACCCTTGTATCAGAAGGCGCCAAGCATGGCGCCGTTCTTGTTGCAGGGGGCAGGGGCTGCCATTGGTGGCGTCCAGACCGGCATGGGCACGGCCGCCTCCATCAAGAACGCTGGTTTCACCTACAAGGGTGGCAAATACACCAGGGGATAAACCATGGCACGTCTATCTACCGGTCAGTCCTACGGCGAGGCCAGCCGCGCGTCGGCTGCACAGCTCCTTGGTGGCATCCCTGCCGACGCGTCTGGTGGCGCCTTGGCTCAAGGCTCGATCAATGCCCCGTCCCTGCAGCCACGGGCGACACCGGTCGATACGTTTCAACGGGTGGGCGCGCCGATGCTCGGTGGACCTCCCAAGATCTTTGCGCCCCCGGATCTGCCGAATCCCGGTCAGGACTTGGCGAACCTGTCCAAGGCCCTGGGGGGATTCAGTTCCACCCTGCAGAGCTTTGGCGAGACATGGCTCGCCAACAAGCAGCAGGAGGACAAGAGGCAAGAGGCAGCCACTGGGGCCCTTGTTGGCCAAGCCAGCAGGTTTGGTCCAGCCCGTGGCATTGCCGACCTGGCTGCCAACCTGGAGAAAGCTGCGGCCCTGGGGAACCCAGACGCAGCCCGCATGCTGCAGGTTGTCCGAGAGAAACAGAACTCCTCGGTTGGCAAATACTGGCTGGAGCGTTCCGTTGAACAGAACGCAATCCAGAACGCAGCACTGAGCCTGCCGGACCGGATAGCCAACACCTCCACGATCAAGGTGAATGGCAAGGACGTTGAACTCAACACCCTGTCGTCCGACGACCCCAGGTACTTGCAGTACCGGGACGAGCAACTGTTTGGCGGCGCACAGATGTCGCCCCAGGGCTACGCCAAGAACCAAGGCATCATTATTCAGGCGCAGCTCCAGGCCGACCAAGTCCAGCGCAAGAAATACAACACGGCCGAGGCTGGCAGGTTGACAGCCCAGGTCGCGGTTAACAGGCAAAGCATTGCCGCCGATTACATCTCCGTTCGCGGCAAAGGTAACGACGTCTATGCTATTCAGTACGTCGGCCGGGCACTGCAACAGGAGATTGATTCGATCAGGATCCTTGGCGTGCCGGAGGAAACAAAGACAGAGCTGATCAACAAATACCTTGAAGGGTTTGCCGCCGACGCCGTTTCAGCTGCTAAGTCCCAAGGCTTTGCCATTGTCGACATGGATGCAGTGCTAAAGCCTGCCCTCCGCTCGGTGATGATTGGCCCCGTTGATCAACGGGTCAAGGCAGACGGCACCCCGAACCAAGCCTTGCGCCTGTACAACACCCTGGGCGGCGAAGCGTTTCTGGACCAGGTGGTGGCCAGAGCCAATGCTGCCCAGATCCAAGACAACACCCAGCAGTCCCAAATGGCTGGCATCCAGGAGCAGCAGGCCTACGACGCCCGACTGGCCGCAGCCTTGCCGGAGGGGCGTCGTTCTGATCCGGCTGCCATCAAGGGCTTCTTCCAGGCCGAGCGGAATCGGGCGGCTGTTGAACCTGACGGCATCAAGCGGGCAGCCATGTTCTCGCAGCTTGATGCGTCCGAGCGTCAGTTGACTGAGACTTTTGTCAAGCCGGTCCAGGAGCAACGGGCCTTGTGGTACACCCAGCAGTTGGCCAATACGGCTGGCGACGAGGCTGCTCGCAACAGGTTGCAGGCTCAGTTGCAAGCGGACCTGGCTGCTGACCGGGTCACCAGCGCAACGGCCATCAGCATCCAGACCACGCTGTCGGCCCAGGGCTCCAAGGAGGTGCGGACTTACGACAAGGACATCAACAAGCGCATCGACACAATGTCCAAGGAGTGGGAGCTGTACATCGGCAGCCCTAACTCCTACGGCGATTCCACCGTCACGTCGTTTGAGTCCCAGGCCCTGTACAAGGCCCGCGACGACGCACGTCGCAGGTCCCAAGACACCGTGTACCAAGCCATTAAGGATGGAAAGGACCCGGTGCAGGCATTGAATCAACTGTGGACCAACAGCAACTTCGGTCTCCGCAAGCGTGAGGACATTGGTGGCACCCAGGCCCCCATGTATGAGAACGGTTCTCAGTTGATGCAAAGGAACACCGGCAACTGGAGCCGCAGCACCATCGCCCCTCGGGACGCCAACAATCTGCGGGGCCAGGCCAAGGTCCGGCCGCTGTACGGGGCGGAAGCCTTTGCGACCGACGTCGACGCTTTCCTCAATGGGACGCCCAGCCAAAACTTCAGGACGCTGATGAAAACGTTGACGACGGGGGCCGGTGGTCAGAAGCCATCTGAAGTGATCTTGAATCAGTTCCGTCTCCTGGGCATCGACGTGCCAGAAGACCAACGCCAGCGCATCCAGTCGATGGACGGCCAGGAGATCTCAAGGGCAACGCCTGCGCGTCGGACGGCTCCTCAGCAAAACGGAGCACTGGCTGGCGTCCAGATTGCGAGCAGGGCCATGGGCAACCTGTTGGTGCCACCGGCTGCAGCTGCACCAACCGTCGCGGCCACAATGCGGCCAGTGGTTGCTGCCAGGACCCAGTCGACCGTCACTCCACAGGCCAGGGTCGACGGTTACATGAAACGCTTGGCCTACATCGAAACCAGAATCCGCAACATCCCCAACGCCAAAGGGTCAGCCGGCCGTGGCTATTTCCAAGCGTTCCCGGATTTCTCCAAGGAAGCCATTGCGGCATCAGGTGGCATTGACCCACGGGAC